AGTTCGACAAGGTGAGTGGCATCAGTTTCTTGCCTTACTCAGAACACACGTACCAGCAAGCGCCCTATGAGCCTGTGGATCTTGAGACTTACAAGACGCTTGCTAAGGAGTTCCCAGACAACATTGAATGGGACATCGTGGAGGCTAGTGACATGACCGAAGGTGCACAGCAGTTAGCGTGTGTCTCCGGGGTGTGTGAAGTCTAGTTAAAACTTGGGGGCTGCTATGGCCCCCTTTGTTTTAGTTTATCCCTAGTTCTCTTCTTCTCTGTTTTTCTTCTTCTTTCTGATCTCTTTCAATCTTACGTTCAGCACCACCAAGTAACCAGTAGTAAGCTGCTTTACCTATAACCGGAACTTTAGCCATTGCCTTATTGAAAGAGTCTGAGTCTTCTTCCTGCGTTGCTAGATCAACTAAAGATTTACCTGCTTCGTCTGCCATGTTAAAAACAGCGGGTGTAACAATACCCAAAGACCATTGACCTATGCCGCCTTCACTTAACTGACGCTCTCTAGCGTATTTATTCATGAACACTAAAGCCATCCAAGTTTCAAAAACTTTATCAGGAAACTTGTCTATGTCAAACTCTTTGGTTTGCATAGCTTCTCGTGCAAGACCAACAGATCCTCCCGCTAAACCAATACTGGCTGCATAACTGGCAAGGTTTGTAAAACCCTCTTTGTAATTACCCTTTGCCACTTGACCCGCAAAATCTCTACGCATAATGTCTAGCTGCTTGATTGCAAAACTTTTAAGAGCGTACAGGATTCTACCGTTAGGAGCTTCTAAATACTTCTGCGGCATCTCTGACAGAGTTATGGGTTGTATGTCGGACAGTTGATTAAACAACAAAAGCTTTACGTTGTCCGTCATTCTTCCTGCTCTGAGATCCTCTATTAGATTCTGAGTTTCGTCCCCAAAGGTTGCTCGCCATTTGTTTGTTATCTTTTCAGGATTCTTCAGGGCAAGTTGAGTATTGTTTTTGTGTGCGGCACTTATAAACGTATCTTTACCCAGTCTGTCTATAAACTTAAAACCACTGTACGTCATCACACGGTCAAGAGAGTTTGCAAGGATTCCGTTTGTGTTTATGTCTGCAGAAATGTTATTGATAACACCCATCTCTTCTGCAGAAGTTTCTGTCTTTTTACGCGCAGCTGGGACTAGGCTCCGTACAGTATTTTTAAAGCCATTCATGTAAACAGAAGCGCCTATGTCGGCCAACTGAATAACCGCAGAATCAAATTGAGCTAGTAACGCACCAGTCTGTATGTCCTTGGCCGTGGTAGTCAAAGCACTGCCGCTTTTCTCCCCTGTGACAAAACGAGCCTGAAGAAGCATGGCTAAATCATCTGCCTGTTCTGGAGAAATCTCCCCTTTTAACAATGGCTCCCTAACAAAGTTTCCTATGCTTGCTTCTAAGTCCACTTTGTTGCTGTCATCTAGAGCAACATTCTTACCAAAAAACTTTCGTTTTTCTATTTCTCTTACGGCACTGTTGATGTAAAAGCTCAGAGACTCTGGAGCAGAGTAGTAAAAGTCCTTTAGTGTCTCGTCAACTTCTTGAATACTTCTCCTTTTTGCCAAACCCAACTGATAAGCTGACCTTCTACCGCCACGTAAAACTCTGTTTATGACATCTGTAGTTACTGTAGGATCTAGTTCTTTCCAACTGTCTAGCTTTTGTCTTTTAGCTTCTTTACTCAAAGCTTCTTCTAGTCTTGTCTTTTCAGTTTTACCAAAAGAGTTCAGAAGTTTACCCAGTTCTTTGACTGATCTGGGAAAGTAGTTCTCTACAAAACCTACATCTACTCCGTTTGCTCTAAGTTCTTTGTGTAAAACATTTAAGACACCTTCAGGTCCGGTTACTTTCTGCAATGGTCCTAAAAGTTCTGGGAAGGAAGCTCTAGCTATGTTGTCTGCCTTTTGAAAATCACCGTTAAACAACGCAGCTTCAAACTTACTGTACTGAGCAGCGTTAGCTCCTTTCCTAGCTTTAGCAGCTAAAGTCATAAACTCAGAAGCTTGTTCTATGTTTTTCTGGATGCCGCTGTGGGTGTCATACTCAAACTTACGCAGTCTTCCAAAGACAGGTTCACTGATATTTCTAACAACAGTGGACACAGGAGCCGCTACAGCATCTAAAACCTTACGTGTCTTCTGTAAAGCAACTATAGGGTTAGCCTTAGCAGCAGCAACTTTAGCTGCCTCTTGTTGCGAAGGTATCTTGATTTTCCCGTGGGCTACTAAGTCAGCAGCTTCAGAAGCAGAAATACCTAAATTTCTTCTGGCTCGTGCTAAGTTTTGCTTTGGTTGTAAACCTTCGGAAGCTCCAGTAATTAACTCGTCTTCTACTTTTGAAGACATGTTGTCAAGAGCCTTCTGTTCTTTTTTAGCCTTTTGTTTAGCTGTAACGAGTTTGACAGCTTTGGTTGTTGCTTCGGCTGTTTTAGCAAACGCAGCACCACCAGCAGCACCTACAACTGTAGACTTAGCCAAGTCGACTACATCCAAGTCTCCCTCTGCTGTTTGTTCAGCAGCTTCTATTTCTAAACCCAGTAATGCTCCAGCTTTAGCAGCCCCTGTTACGCCTTTACCCACAGGAGCTAATGTTGTTGGAGACATCAGCATTCCTGTTAGACTGCCTAATATTTCAGCAGAAGCAGACTTACCTTCTTCCTCTTGGAAGATGATTACGTCTTTGTGTTCGTCAAGGACTGACTGTTCTCGCCGCTGTAGCAAAAAGTCTCTACGCTCGTCATAGCCCATTTTGTCTACAAAATCGTCCCCATAAAGCTCTCGTGGAGACTGGTAGCTAATCAGACCGTCTTCGCCTCCAATGGTTATTTCACCCATGGGCGTGAAGGCTTCTAAGGCTAGACCCCAATTGGATACGTCAGTATGAGAAGAGTCATAAGCAAACTCAAACTCGTCAAGCCAGCCAATGTCTGCTTTAGGCTTTTCTACAGGCTCAGGTTGTGCGAATTGTTGTGGTTGTTCTTGAGCTTCTAAAGCAAGATACCTGTCCCTGAGTTCAGAAGCAGCTTCCATATTATCGTCGTCAAGAGCGCGTTGGATCGCCTCTTTTAGTTGCTCTTTAGTAGCCACTGTGGTTCCTTACTGTTGCGGTACTTGTTTTGCTTCTTTGATATATTCGTCAGCGTCTTTTTTAGGTTTTGGACGACCTCTCCTGTCAACAGACGTACCGCTATCTTTTTCACTAGATCCAAAGAACCGTGCAAAAAACCCTTCTTTTTGGAACTCACCTCTTTCTTCATAAGCCATTTCGTAAGCTTCTTCAACAGAGTCTACTTCTTTATTTCTGATTAACTCATTGACTCTAAAAGCAAACTTAAACTGGGCCTGATCTTGTTCTCCTTTTGACAACTCAGTATAATCAGAGTCTTTGCCCAAATAAGTAGCAGCGATTATTAAGTCACTTCTATCAATATCCTTAAGACTTTGCTGCTGGTCTTTAGTTATTTTCTGTAGCCTTTCTGCATCAACAGGTTTCCATTCTTTCGTTTCAGGATCCATGTACCCCGGAAACTCATCTTGTCCCGGTTTTGTTACGTCAGCAGTCCAGACAACTTTACCGTCCAAGACCATTCTTTGCTTATTTGTGTATTTTGTTGTAGGCTCACCAGCACTAAGTTTTTGGAATCTGTCAGTTATTTGACTAGCAGTTATTATCCCAAGCTCAAGTTCTTCTGCTACTTGTTGTCCTACTTCTCCTCTCTTTCCAAGCTCCGCAATAAGTTTTGCTTCTTTGTCGCTTTTTTGCATATTAGTTACAAGTCTTGCAAAACTAGCTTCATCAACTCCTTCGTACTCTCCAGCTTCTATTTGAGCTTTAAGGGGCGAATCTCCTAATCCAAGGCTGTTTAAGTACCTTAGTTGAGCAGCTTTCCCTCTCGCAGCTACTGCTTTTGCTTTATTATGTTCTTGTATCGCGGCTCTTCCTTGAGTAGGCGTTGCTTGGTTTGACCGCAATAAGTTAGCCAGTAACGGGTCTTCTAACTCAGTTTCTATTTGATTAGCTAATTGCGTAACATTTTCTTCTTGGGTTCTTCTTAACTCTTCGGCCTGTTCTTGTTGTTCTATTTGGCTTATTTTTTCCCCTAATGCTAATCGCTGTTGTGGGTTTTCTTCTTGTTCAAGCTGAGACTGTAACATGCCTTTTCTTCCAGCAAGAGTCGTCGTATCAAACTGAGCCATCTGTTGCCTAAGTCGGTTTTGTTGAAGCTGACCCGGAATACCACCAATAGCCTGACCTAAGCCAAACATACCCTGAGCAAACTGAGGACGACCTAAGTTTGCTAGGAACTGTTGTGAAAATGTAGCCATTGTGTTCTCCTTACTTAAACAAGCCGCCTAGTGCGCTTGAAGCTAGTCCAGCACCTAGATTACCTACTAGACTTGCTTGGCCTAAACCAGACTGTAGCAGTGCTTCAAGACCTGTAGTATAAGTTTCACCATAAGCGCCTGCTTGCTCAGAAATAGCTTGTCGCTGTCGTTCAGCAGCAGTCATTCCGGGCTGTAAAGCACCTATTAGCTGAGCCTGTGGTACGTAGCCAGCAGCTAACATGCCTGAACCTAAACCAGCCTGTCGTTGCTGCTCTTGTCCTGCAAACTGCATTGCGTTCAACATTGCTTGGTTTTGAGCTTCCATCTGAGCTTTTTCAAACATAAACTCTTCAGGTGTTTTTCCGAACATAGCAGTTTGTGTACCTAAACGACCCTGCGCTCTAAGTCGCTCTTCCATAGCAAGCCTTTGTCGTTCTTGCTCAGGTGTCATTGCAGTAAGCATACGCTGGTATACTTCTTGCTCTCGCTGAGCTGTAGGAACTGCTGCCTGCTCAAAGAACATCCCAGCGCGTTCCATCTGCTGTCGCTGTAGTTCTTGCTCTTCGGGAGAAGTCTGCAGCTGGTACGTCATCTGACCCGTAGCTGGATCACGTTGCATGCCGAACTGACCGCCAGTAGCTGACGTTACGGTGTATGGCTGAAACTCAAGCATGCCAGAAAGTTGCTCAGCAAGTCCACCTTCGCCAGCTAACTCTTGATAACCTTTAGTTCCTATTTCTGCCAGCTTGTCATAAGCTTCTTTAGTAAGAAGACCTCCAGCAGCACCTGTCAATAATTTTAACAGTTCGTCCATTAGTACGTCCCTCCACTTATCGTTCCTGTTGACAACGTACCAGTAAATGTCAACGCAGGTATCGTCACAGTCCCAGTAAATGTTGGGCTTGCTAGGTCTGCTTTGGTTGCAATCGCTGTTGCAATGTTGTCAAACTCAGTCTCAAACTCAGTTCCTTTGATGATTTTGTTTGCGTCCCCAGAAGACAAAGCGTCCTTTGAAGCAAAATCTGTAAGTTTAGTGTAGTTGCTCATATTGTTTTACCTACTAGCGCAAGTATATTGATTTCCTGTAAAGATAGTTCACCACCGTTGATAGCCGTTTCTAGGCCGATACTTAGAGTGCCTCCGCTGCCGTTAGCATTAATCGCTTGCTTTGACGTAAGAACACCACTTGAAAACTGACCTATGTTAAACTCGTCTACACCAAACTCAGCTGTGGCTTGGCTACTGAGTGTAATAAATGCTGCGTTATAAGCAGAACCAAAGTCATAGTCCCACTTGAACAATATGTCAAGACCACTACCACCTACAATCGTTGGTCTGATCTTCTTAAGAAACTTAAGCTTTGATGGGTCACCAAAAGACAGCTCTGGACTAAAGTACTTAAATGGGTACGAGCTGCCGTTGTCCTGATAGCCTGAGTAATTACCTAAGCCGTGTGCACCGCCTATTAGTAGCGTCCCGTCGTCTTTACGCTCATACGCAGTAAACCCAGTTCCCGGCCAACGTGTAACTCTGTACGCACCATTCTCCAGTGTACCTTTTGTGTCAAAGCAGTACGTCATGTCCTGATTGCTAAAGGTGATTAAGTAGAAGTTTTCCTCTGGGAAGTACACGGACTTGTAGATTTCATTAGCTTCATTGATTAGCTGAATGATGTCCTTTGTAATCGTAGAGGACAAGCTCGTGATGGGCATTGACTTCTCTTGTATCGTCCTACCGAAACTCCTGAGTCCAGTCTGGGACAGGAACAAAACGTCAGTACCTGTGTACTGCACAGTGTCCCTGCCTACGCAGCCTACACCAGCCACAGTGTCCTGTAGAGCCATCGTAGCGGGTGCATCAGCACCAGCGTACACAACTATGCTACGCTTGCCAAAGATGATCAGGAGATTATTGTGTGCAGCCAGAGCTACAATCTCGTCATGACCATCTGGCCAAACCTTAGAGATGTTGATGGACCCTGACGTTCCTCCTGACCAGTCATGACCAATCAACAGGTCAGACCAGTACACCGTGGACTTGTCCGTTGCAAAATCTGCTGTCCACAATCTACCGTAAGCTGACAACACCTCATTGCCATACATAGCAGCAGCTACACCAGCAGCGCCTGCGACTGTGCTGAGCTTGACTACTGACCCACTCGTGTTGTTGTACACAAGCGGCTCATGTGCGCGTTGGAAGAAGTAGATGTTGTCATTAAAGTTGACCATCTTCCACTCGTCAGCACTAATCGTGTAACTGCCGGGAGTCTCATCAGCAAGCGTTGTCTCACCACTGAGGATCTTATTGTTACCTGTGGAGAAGATCTTAGTGTTACCTGCGTCGTCCCTAAACTCTTTGATCGCACGTATCTTCTCAGAGCCTAACTCTGTTTTAGTTGTGGTAACAACATTAAGCCCCTTGCGAGCAGCAACACGTCCACGCTTGTCAATCACAGCGTTATCCGCTACTTCCGCAAAGGACGGATCTTGTGCAAGCGGAGCGTCTTCGGTATTAATACCTTTGAAGCCCGGAGCAACAAGATTTATGCTTTTGAGTTCCTGTGCCATACTACTGCCTTACGGAGTGTAAAATATAGTTTCTTCTGGGTGTCTACCAGCGTCCTGTGCAATCGCATCGGACAGGTACTTGTTAGCCATAGCGAAGTACTCCTGAGTCGAAGTCCCACCAGTTTCACCACGCTCTCGTGCTGCCAGTGCTACTGCTAAGTGCACTACGGGCATCGCAGGTATCTTCAGCGTGTCTTCATCAGCACTCAAGTCGGGGTTACGCAGGGCGCAGTTGAAGCGCAGTGAGTACACACCGTCAGGCTTAGGATACAAGTCAACCAGTGTGTCTCCATCTGCGTTGACACCATTGTACGTGAAGTACTCAGGTGAACCTGTGCGTGGCTCAGCAATCAAGTACGCTTCGTCAAACCAGTTGTTTGTCTGGTAGCGCATAATTAGGTTAGACGTGTCATTCAGGACGTTCAACTCCTTGATGCTGTTTTGGCTACCAGTGAGTGCGTAGTTAAACACGTCAGCAGTTGTAGTAATCGTAAGCGTAGTCCTGAGTGCAGACCAGTCCCATGAGTTTTCCACGAGATCTTTGGCATCATTAACGATGTCACCAATGAGCTTACTGTACGCTGTGGTTTGTACTGAAGATACTTCTGTCTCACGAAGCCTCCTGAGTACGTTGTTGACTAAATTAAGATAAGTCATTAGATCATTCCTTCAAACAAACTTTCGCCAATAATACGGTCTAGTTCTCTCATGTAGTCTTTGGGCTGATACTGTACTCCCACGAAGCCCGGAAGCTGGTAACTTAAACCGCCCATGTATCCGCCTCGTGGTGCTGGCGCTCCGGGTGCACCTCTAGCTCCAGTAGCTCCGGTTTCACCGCGTTCGCCTTGCTCACCCTGTAGACCATCTACGCCATCCCTGCCGTCTACTCCGTCTCTACCGTCGACACCATCACGTCCGTCTACTCCGTCTCTACCGTCTTGACCATCGACACCATCGACACCATCGACACCATCGCGTCCATCCTGACCGTCTACTCCGTCTCTACCGTCTTGACCATTAGTGACTACTGGTGGATCATCATCATCGTCATCATCTGTAGTAGTTACTATGGTACCATCATCGTCATCATCTGTAGTAGTTACTATGGTACCATCATCGTCATCATCTGTAGTAGTTACTATGGTACCATCATCGTC